AGCTGGAACGGACCCCCACAGCGCCCTTGCTAAACTGGCAGGAGTGGATCGTGATACCGCCAAGATCGCCGGTTTTGCTGTTCTATATGGAGCCGGTGTTCGTGCTGTCCAGACTTACATTCGCCGAAAGTACCCAGAAAAGTCGCCAACAGAGGTGAAGAACTTTGCCTACCGCATTTTGGAAGGCAAGAAGGGTAAACAACGGTCCGGGCTTTACGAAGGGGGATCAGACTCGGGATGCTTCAATTACATGGAAGAGATCGCGATGCGAACGCGGGTACCTCAACTTCCTTGCCTGGGTACAAAAATCTCCACCGCGATGCGTCCCGCAGCCGTCGGTGACGACTTTAAGACCGGGCGTGTTAACTGGACTATTCAGTCATCGGGCGCCGAGATTTTATCAATCTTTTTGACTTCGATTCATTGGCTCGCCCAGGAATACAAAATTCCGTCTCGGTTTATTCTCAGTATTCATGACGAAATTTGGTTCATGACGCCCGAGAGATACGCCGAACAATTTGCTGTTTTGTTTCAAATCGCACACATGTACACTTGGTCCCTGTTTCATTCTGCGGTTGGTATTCCAGAACTGCCCTTGTCGCGAGCCTACTTCTCAAGCGTGGCGATCGATAATAGAATCCGAAAATCCCCCAAAGAAAAAACGATCACCCCCTCTAACCCTGGCGGCGGAAACGAACCTTTCGGGACTGAGTACTCAATGAAGGAACTTGCCGATATCGGCGCCATAGACAAACTCTCAACTCGCTTCAATGCCATTCAAAAAGGTTTAATCAAATGAAGAAAAATCGCAAGTCTCGTGTTACTTCCGCTGCTATCGAGACGATGAACGGTTTGGCAGGGGTTTACTACTTGGTAACCCCCTACGACAAAAAAGGAAGAGAAATTCTTTCCTCCGTACATTGCGCGTACAACGCAGATTATTTCTCACCGCAACAAGCGTTCGTCCTGTCTCTTGCGCTGTAATGGCGTTTCCTTTGCCGGGATGTCCAGCCTACCGGAAGCTTTTAGTTACCTTCTGGCTTGACGACATAGATGACAGGCTGAAAAGCAACCGCGTTGAAGATGCGGAAAAGAGCTGGAAGATTGCTAACTCAATCTACCTCTCACTCCCCCCGGGGAACGGAGATCCAGAGATAGAAGATTGGCTTTTCCAGCAACGGGTAAAACTTGACAGACTCACTTAGCAATTACTATGCGAACCATTTCAGCAGATGCCGAAAAAAATACTCCGGCAGCAAATCAAAAGGCAAGAAATCTGGGAACGTTTGTTACCACGATTTCCGACGGGCGAGAAATCGAAATCCGTGAGATGACGGGCCGTGATCTTCTCTACATGGAGAAAGAACTTGGCAAAGCCGGGGATGTTGAACGCGGAATGAAGATTATCGAGCGGCTGATCGTTGGCTCCGACAAGATTACTTACGACGAGATTCTAGATCTGGGGGTTAAAGATTTCAAGAAACTAAGTGACCTGGTAGCTAAGGCTAGCGGAACGGAAGACGAATCGGACCCAAACTAAACATAGAAGACCTTGAAGATTTCACGTATCTCTTGAGTTTTGAAGGTAGGGGAGCGGTCCACGTTAGGGAACTTTGCCCGAAAGATTTTTATTTCGCGCAGATTCTTCGAAACAAGGAACAAGGGATGCTGCCGCTGATATCAAGGTTGATACTGAACCCCGAAGTTTTAGACTTGTTTACCCTGCCTCAAACGGAAAAAATCTTCAAATGGGTTGGGGAAGAGATAATCAACGAGAAAGTCCTCACTGTAGAAAATTGGTTGGAAGTTTCTTTCCACCTATGTAAACAGCGGTGGGATAACACAGTTGATTGGTTAGAGAATCAACCCATGAGCAAAATCCTGACAATGATTAGTATTGTTGAGGACTTTGCAGAAAAACAAGAGCAAGAGGTCAAAAAAAGCTCACGAGGAAGATGATTAGCTTCCAAATCAAAAAAGGTGGCTTCCAAGCCTTTAACCTTGACTGGTGGGAACCAACTCAAAGACAATGGGCGCCAGTCCTGTTGCGGAGTCACATCGTTCCTTGGCGCCAGGAGTCCGATCCCACAACTGGTCGCCCTTGGGCTGCGCTCAAGCCCCGCTATGCTCTTGCTAAACTCCGCAAATATCCGGGTCAGCCTATACTTCGTGCCACCGGGGAGATGCAGGACCAGGCAAAAATCCTCCCGAAAGGGGACGGATTTGAAGTGAAAACAACACCCTATGGCATCTACCACCAATCTGGGACTCAGAAGATGGTGGCAAGACCTTGGATGGGCGTTCCAGATAAAGCCCTCCAACAAATCGTTCCAATTGTTTGGAAGAACATTCTCACTCAAAAACGTTAATCATGGCCAGAAAAAGAGCTCACAACGAAGACGGAACTTTCGTCTCTGATAACCCTGCCACTCCCGATGCAAACGAGGCATTCGTGGAAGTTACTCCGGAACCGGCTGTGGTCGAAACTCAAAGCCTTGCAACAGACCCTGTAAAGGCCGCCCCTGCCTTGGAAAAAGAGGCAATTGAAACGGACGTTCGTAAAAAGCTTACGACACGCCCCCAGGAAGAAGGAGTCTTCGCTCCCGCCAGCCCAGCCGTTTTAGAGGCTGCCGCAAAAAAAGTTGCTGAAAAAGAAGGTTTCGACCTCAATCGTGGTACTTCGATCGGCGCTCGTTTAATGGCTCGCTCACGCAAGATGGTCTGAACATGATTACCCTCCCGTTCCAGCCCCAATTCACATGGAGGAAACTTGGTTACCAGTATTACACCAACTCCTTGGAATACCGCTCGGTATTGGAATTAAATCCTCAATGGACGGTAATGGAGAATCCCCCTACGGGGGCGCAACTCAGATTACCAACCCCTGAGAATTCGGGAGGGAGTCTTCAACAAGCCACTTTTATCTCCGGCACCGCAGAAGGTGCTCAAGCAGATTCGATCTTTCCCTTTGACACCCGGGGCGAATACGAAGTTGCCCTGAATCGTTACACGCTTCAAGGTGTTGTTCTTAGAGAGTCGATTAACGGTATCTCATACGACAGCGCCCCTGCTACTACAGGGGTGCAATAGGGGGGTAAAAGTAAGTACACATTCGTGTCCCAACGGCAGCTCTGCGGAGACCACGTAGGAGTCATCCTTGCCTACACTGCCAAAGGGAAAGAAGGAATACTTACTTATTGACATGGCCACTTTTTCCCTGGGCGGTGGAAGCACCCCTGGAGCCCCTGGTGTATACATTAATGAGAGCGCCGGGGTTGCTGCAAACGCAGCCATTGCTGACTTCAGCACTGTTTACATGTTGGTGGAAACCGCTGAAGCAGTGCCTGTAACAGCATTCCCCTTTAACACCCCCGTTCCGATCACTTCGCTGAACGACTACCTTGCTCTTAATGGCGGAAGCGTTCCCACAGGTCGAATCCCCTCCCTGAGCTACAACTGCGTCAACGAATTCTTCCAGAACGCCCAAGTCGGCGATCTGCGTGTTGTTCGTGTCGGAACCCCGGACGAAATTGTAGAGATTGAAATTCTCCCGAACGGCACAAAGCAAAGCAATGCCGGCCTGCCTTCCAACTTCGAGGCTGGCGACGTAGTTTACGCCCAGGTTATCCTCAATGGTAACCGCCTTGTTGCTGGGGATGGTTCCACAGGTTACTCCGCTGATGGAGAGTGGCTTGGCGTTCCAGTGACAATTCCCGTTGATTACATCCCCGGTGATGAAGTCAACAACCGCAGAATTTCTTCCGCTATCGCAACCGCAATTGCCGAGGCAATTGAGAGTAACCCCAGCGTTAGAAGCTCCGTGTATGTCCGTGACCACGGCTTAGTTTCAAGCGTTGACCCACTCTCCAACTCGGAGAACGGATTCGTCACCATTGCTGCCACCACTTTCGACGGCAGTGTGAGTGTCATTCCACAAGTAACCCCAATTGGTGCCCAATACGTTCTCATGCAGAACGTATATGACATCCAGAATATCGTTGGTCAGCAACAGAATCTGGAGAGAGTACCCCAGGATTACATTCAGTGCATCGATACTGCGTTCGACGGTCAACAGGATCAGGGTTATCTGATTACTCCTACAGCCTACGCTCAGTTTGATGCCGCAGGTCGTTCGGCAATCGGTGCTGCGGCAGCAGCTCTGTGCGCGGACAACAATTACAAGTGGTTAGCACTTGCAGATCCAGGTCCCTTCCTGGTTACTGATATCAACAAGTACAGCTCCTACGCTCCACATGAGCCTGCAGCCGACCTGGTTGCCGGACTTAAGTACCTGGTGGACAACGCTGTGTACGAGTGGGTTGGTCAAGACGTAACTTACGACAAACTGACTTACCAAGCACTGGTTGCCTCCCCCACAGCAGAAACCGCTGTACAACAATCTGCTACTGCCACCCCGATCGCCGCAGGTGGTAAGGCTGGCCTTCTGGATTCGGCCACTTTCTCTGTCAATTCCGGCGGAATTGAGCCCACAGATGAGAAGCGTCTGACCCTGGACACAGCTAACTACTGGCCTGTCACCTACCAAATTCAGGAAGTAACCTACCGGAACGCAACAGGTGACATCCTGGCTGCCATGGTTGATGCGGGTAAAGAGGACAGCGGAAGTATCTTCGTTGTTGCTCCTCCTTACAATATTAGCGCCACAGGTGACTACCCAGATAACAAAGTATTCTTTGCCCTGGACGCTCCCGCCGCAGTGTCGGTTTTAGAGGAAGTTACTTCCGGTGGTGGCTCTCAGTTTACCACAAACCCTGCTGACGCCATTGCCTTCACAGGTGGCACCGGCTCCGTAGAGTTCACTTATGTGACACCTTTCTACAGCCTGCCTCAGACAATCAACGGCCAGACTTCCAACCTTCTTCAGAATATCACTGGCTCGGCCCAGTACGTGAATACCCTTCACCTGCCTGCTAGCCTCCAGGATTCTACAGCGGATTACCGCCTAAGCTTCATTTCTCGGACAATCTTCAACCCCGCAACTTCTATCGCCGGGTCGATTTCTGCCCTGTCCGGGACCGCTAAAATTACTTGCGTGGGCCACGGTTTAACCGATGGTCAGAAGCTATTCTTCACGCAGGCTATTAAAACAGGTAGCGGAGATAGCCTGTTC